GATGAATTGATTTATGAGGAAAAATCATATGTCGATGGCTTTGGTTACGATTTCTCACGCGTTGGTCTCAAGGATAATTATTTCAAAGGGGCGTGCATGTCACTTTTGATTGATAATAACCAAAATAAAATCATTGGTTTACATGTGGCTACGCGCCAGGAATGGTGGGATGGGCTCGGAATATCGCAAATGATCACTCAGGACCTATTGAGAGCATTTTCTGAGAAGAAAGAGGTCATTGGGGCTAAGGATTTAACAATGGATGTTTCAGGCTTTGTTGGTACTTTTCAGGAGGTTGTGAGGGGGTCACATGTTGCAGAGAGTAATGCGATTTTACCGCTTAAAGAATATTTGATCCATGTTGGGAATGTTCAGGTGCCAGTCCGACATGCAGTGTGGTCTGAAATTAAGAAATCGCCGATGTACAATCTTCTCGGTGAGCCAACTAAGAAGCCTGTCAGGTTTTTGACAGATGGGGAAAAAGTACCAGGTGTTGGAAAGATGGCCGAGGCTGTGGGAGGTAATAATCCAGCAGTTACTTGGTCAAGAGATGAGATTGATCACGCTTTGGATTGCATTAAAAATGACATTATTTCAACGAATGTTCCCCGGACACAAGTTCATGGCTTCCGGAGCTTTGATGAAGCTGTTATGGGTAATCCCCTCGTTAAGCATATGCCTGGTATGGACCTAAACACAAGCACAGGTTTCCCCCTTAATTATGAGTTTACGAGCAAACGAGAACTTATCTCAATTCAGGAGACATCGGGGAAGAAGAAAATGTATACTGATGAAAATTTGCGAAGAATTCATGAGGATTACAATCTGATGCGTGCGAGTGGGAATGCACCTCCAACTGTGTTCCATTGCGTCCTCAAAGATGAGAGGAAGAGTGAAGCTAAGATTGATAAGCCTAGGTTAATCCAAGCTGGACCCGTTGAACATACTATAGCTTCACGGCGATTGACGATGGATTTTGTTGCGGCCTTCTACGACCACGCGCTTGATGGCTTTTCAGCTGTGGGTGTTAATTGTCTCGGCTCTGACTGGCAGAAAATGGTTAAAAAATTGAGATGGCATAATAACATCATCTGTGGGGATGTAAAGAACTTTGGGCCCACCTTACCAACCGAACTTGTGCGTTCAGTTTATACGATTATCAATGCTTGGTATGAACAGTATGATAAAAATTTAGAAACACACAAAATGTATAAGATCATGAGATCAGCCTTGAGAGCTGAAGTTACGGATAGCATCAACGTGGCCTATAATACGGTATTCCAGACTATGTGTTGCAGTCCATCCGGTCAACCATTAACTGTTGTAGTTAATACCATCTGTATGTACATGTATGTGTACATGGCCTATCGTGACATTATGCTCAAACAGAAGAAAGAGGCAACGTACGCTTCGTTTAAAAAGAACGTTGATTGTTTGGTTTATGGTGATGACATTTGGATTTCTGTTTCGGATGCGATTAAAAATGACTTCAATAATATCGCCTTGTCGGAGTGCTTTAAAAGGCATGGAGTTAACTACACCGATATTGACAAGAAAGAAGTCACGCGACCATTTGTTACATTGTCCGAATCAAGCTTCCTTGGGCGGACACCCCATCTACTTGAAGGAACGATTGTGGGGGTCCTGGATGAAGATCTAATTCGGGATATAATAAATTGGACGAAATGCCGAAACTATCGGAACATTGATGGGCATATGCTCAGCACGACTCAGAGTGCTTTGATTGAGTATATGTTTTACGGCAAAAAGAAGTTTAGTGAGGTCTTTAAAAAACTGAACAAATATTGGGTTGATCGCGGGATCAACCTCAACGGATACACATACGTTGAACTGTACGAAAAGTGGCAACAAGGGGCTCTTGGAGAGGGCCAAGCTCTTTCGGCAGAATGCGTGTGCCCAATTGACAAAAAGGACATTAAATTAGCTGCTAGCTCCGCGGATTGTATAAGCGATTCGCCGGGAGTTGGGTCTCGGCAGCATGAAAGGGAATCATATATTAATCGTATTTAGCTCCCTTTGTAAACGGCTTGAGGGTTCGAACCCCTCTGGATAGCAAAGCTACAAAGGCAAACTTAATATTTTTAGTTTCT